GTAGGGGAAATGACTCGGTGTCGTGCCGCCCGCATAGTCCTCACGGCGGGAAAGGAAAGAATAATGGGCCGAGGCTTCGGTCTGGGCCTGAGCGAGATACGTGGTCAGACGTGCCGTCGGGATCTTCACCCCTTCCGGCAATTCATTGTGAAGCTGACCTTCCGTGCCGCCTGCGGCACGACGCACCGTTTCGACATCATCCATCAAGTCACGCTCGATCAGGGCAAAGGCTTCCTGCTTGAGCGAAGCGGCGACCTCGGCGGCGGCATTGGCCGTGGCAATGTAGGATTCGACTAGTTTCTTGCGAACTTCGAAGGTGAATGGATTTGGTTTGATCCCTGTCGAGTAGTCCTCGCGACGGGCCAGAAAGTCGTAGTGCAGCGAAGCATCGGAGGCCGCTTGGGAGAGATACTGCGTCATCCGCGCTGTCGGGATTTTTACCCCGTCCGGAAGCTCATTGTGCAGACGACCTTCCTCACCGGACTGTCCGCGCCGAGTCCGCTCCACGTCGGCCGTCACATTGCGGTCGATCAATTCCAAGGCTTGTGTCTTGAGCCCCGCACCATCCGCCCCGTTGTCTGCGGCAATGATGGAAAGCGCAAGAAGCCGGACCACTTCAACTGGAAGCAGGGAGTCGAATTGCGCGGCATCCGAAGTCAGCGCGGCAAAGGTCAGGCTGGTCTTGGCCTTGTCTTCGCGGCGGCTGACAAAATTATAGTGATCGACCGCCTGCTGGTAAGCCTGGTTGATGTAACTTTTGAGCCGACTTTCTGGGAGCCGATATTGAACGAGCGTCTCCAGCCCGATCCGTCCGGTCATACCGCCAAAGGTGTTCTGCCCGTTCGAGGTGGCCAGCGATTGAAAAGTCGTCCGACGCGCCCGCTCGACTTCATTCATCAAGTTGCGCTCGATGTAGGAATTGGCCTTGGTCTCCAACGCGGTGGCCAGTTCCAACTGGTTGTTCTCCTCGCGCCAGAGCGACAAGATCATCGTCTTGGTCGCGTCGATGTTGTCGAGGATGAGGTCGCCCGTGGTCGGCACGCCGGTCGTGCCGCCTGATTGCCAGACGAGCGGCGACTTCTCCAACTCCTCGCGGCGGGAGAGGAAATTGTAGTGATCGATCAAACGGCGCTGGGCCTCGTTGATCCGTTGGTCGATGCGCGCCGTATCGGTCACCGCCACGCCATTATCGACGTAGGGTGCCAGCAGATTACGTGCTTCGAGGTAAGTCGCCATTTATTGCAGTCGGATCCAATTCGTCCCGTCGATTTTTTGCCACGCGAAGGATTGACCGGCTGTCGTTCCCGTCGGAAGAGCGGCACCCAGCACGGTATTTCCGTTAAGGTTCACCGTCAGTGTTGTCACAATGCTGCGCGTAAAAAACCGGAGGATCTGTCCGACCACACTATTGTTCGTGCTCGGGAAGGTGAAGAAGAAGGTCGCGTAGGTCGTCGTGTTGTTGAGCACCACAGTCTCATCAATCCCGCTCGACCCTGCACTCAGCGTGCCACCCGCTGCGGGCGGCGCGGGAAGAGTAACAATGGCACGATTTTTCTTGGCTTCAGGTGCCGTGAGGTAGGACGCAAAGGTATCGAGCAACGACTGCGGGTCGTTGGGATACTTGGTTCCGGTAGGGAGTGTTCCTGGGATTAGTGCCATAGAGTTATTTCACACGTTGCCATCATGGGGTCATCGGACTATCGAAACCATTCCGTAAGTTGTGTCGCTCGGGTATCCAGTGGCGCCATTTCCTGCAAAATGTCCATGAATCAACCTAACCGCCGATGCGGTTGGGGCTGTTGAATGATTAATAGCCAAGCATCCACTCGCGTTCGCCCAGCTGCCTGCTGTGACGGCGGCATAATTGGCGTCAGGCATCGCCGTTGTAAAGGTGACCGTATAGTCGCCTCCGGCATTCTTCAGCACGCTTGCCACATTCCCACTGGCACGGATCTTGACGTTGGCGCCGTTGGTAGATGCTCCGGTATCGCCCTCGTTTCGCGTGCCATCAAAATTCACCCAAGCCCTGCACGCAAAGATCGGCGGGGCGTTGTCGGCGTTGAGTGCCTTTTTGATTTCGCCGGCATTGGCGGCGAGGAAGAGCTTGTCGTTGGTGACGGAGTCATTAGCAAGCTGCGTGGTTCCAATGCCGCCCGCTTTGGTGGCCGAAGTCGTCTGCGTCGTGGCGTCGTCGAACGTGATGCCGGAGGATGTAATGGAGGTTGGCATGGCTAGTGTTTGATGCAATAGAGCATGGCGATGTTTGCGGGGCGTGTTTCGCTCGCCGTGCGCGGAGTGCCATTGGTGCCGTCTGTTGTTGGGTCCAGCACCGACACTGACCCCGAGGCCAAAACACCGGGACCTGGTCCCGCATAAGTGGCCCCTGCTGGTGGCGTCGAAGTTATTGTGTTATGTGATACCGAGTGACGGTGACCTTGAAGCGCATCGCCCTCTTTAGCCGCAAACGTCTTGTTGTAGGTGATTCCACTGATCGTCTGCGACCCACTACCACGCACAAAGATGCCGCGCAGGTCGGGTAGATTGAAAGTCGTGCTACCGTTGCCAACTCCGTGGGTCGTTCCGACAGCAGCAAAGAGCCTTGCATAGGTGGAACGAGAAACTGCGGTGCCATCTGCCGCCAGCCAGCCACTCGGCGCGCTGTTCATGGCGAACGCCATCACCGCACCAGCGGGAACGCCTCCGGTGGTAATACCCGTTGCGTCCAAGGTCGCCGCGGTCGTCCCGTTCACTTTGATGTAGCCTTGCGGGAGGGTTGAGTCTGCTTCTAGTGAGATGGCCATAGTAGATGGTTAGCTGTCTTTGATTTCGGTCAGCGTCAGCACAGCAGATGCTTGTCCGCCGTAGCGGCGTGTTCCGCCGTTGCTGTTGTATGCAAAGTTTACGGTTCCGAGACTTGGGCCAACACGGACAGAATAAGTTATCGCTGAACCGCTGGCCGGAGAATCTAGGTGCTGAATGAAGACCGGCGTTGTTGCGTTGGCCACCGAGTGAGTTGTGGATGTCGCGTTGATAGCGGTGGTTCCACGAAACAAAACGTGGCTTGCGCTAAATCCCGTGTTTGGCGATGCGCAAAACCCACTGAACTGAACAAGCACTTTATTGGTGCTGCTCTTTGGCGTAATCGTTGCCGTCAACAGCTCAAACCCTTCGGTGCTTTGCGGAACGGTATCGTCATGTGGGATCGCCACGCTGACGGCCGTGACCGTTGCTACTGTTGACGAGACGACTTGAACGACTGCTCCATCTGCAACCTTAGAATTAACAACGGCACCATCCGCAATATCCGAAGTAGCAACACAACCATCCGGCAATCCCCCTGCGGTGATTCCGGTGACTGTTCCTGTTCCGTTGATGGTGATCGGCATGATTCTTAGACGACAGTCCAGGTTGAGCCATTGGGCACGGTGACTGTGATTCCGTTGGATACGGTAATCGGGCCTGCACTCATGGCGTTTTTGTTAGTGCTTATTGTGTAATTCGTATCGACCGTTTGGTCGTTCTCATAAAATACACGATCTGTGCCGCCTCCGGTAGCGCCACGGATTTTGGCATTGGGATCGATCTTGGCTTCGGTCACCGCACCATCGTTCAACATCGAGGTGGTGATGATGCTCGGGCCTCCGGTCAGGACGAGATACCAAGGCATCACGGTGGTTCCAACTGTGTCCGTCGCCTTGAAGAAAGTCATGTAGACGCGACCGCCATTGGCCGTTCCGGAGGTCACAGTGACCACCGCCGAACCGAGTTCGGCATTGGTATCGGCATCGGTGACACGGGTCAGCACCCATGCAGCCACGGCACTGCCTGTGTTGGTCACGGCGTAAATGCCGTTGTGCGCGGCACTGGTCTGATCTTTGACCAGAATGCGATCACTTGCCGCAACGGCCGCACCGTCGATAGAGAGTGCGCCAAGGGTTCCGTTGTTGGTCAAAGTCGCTCCGACACCCGCTGTGCCGTTGGCGTATGTCGCCGTCAGGTTGGCCGTGGTCGCCAGCCGCGCCGCGTCTTTGTAAGGCATTCCGGTGACGGCGGAATAGTCGACGGCAATGGGAACGGCGGTTCCGACTGCTGTAACTCGACCCTTGGCGTCAACAGTGAACGGACGCACTTGGGCCGCGTTGTCGTTGTAGGTTCCGGCAGCGACACCGCTATTAGCCAAGGTTGCCGCCGCCGAGACGTTGGCCGACCCGTTGAAACTTGAGAGTGTCGCGGTGACATCGCCAGTCAGCGAAAGATTTCTTGCGGTAGCCAGTGTCGTGGCCGTTGAGGCATTGCCCGTCAACGGTCCGCTGAAAGCGGTGGCTGCACACGTTCCAGTAACGGTCGTCGCGCCCGCCGCCAACGTCCCCGTCGTGCTGATATTTTGCGACCCGAAGGCCGGAGTGATCTTCGTTCCCGCAATCGCCGCCGCGCTGTTCACATCGGCATTGACGATGGTGTCAGCCGTAATCGCCGCAGCAATGGCGATGTTGGCCGAACCATTGAAGGAAGTCGCCGTTCCGGTGACATCGCCGCTGATCGCAATCGTCCGTGCCGTCTGAAGGGTGGTCGCGGTGGCTGCGTTTCCGGTGGTGGACCCCGAAGTTCCCGACACGTTGCCGGTGACGTTACCGACGACGCTCCCGGAAAGAGTTGCCGTGATCGTGCCAGCCGCGAAGTTACCGCTGGCATCTCGGGCCACAATGGCATTGGCCGTATTCGCATTGGTGGCCGTAGTCGCCGAGTTGGCGACCTTGTTAGCCGTTGCAATGGTGGCGAGCTTGGTGTCGACGATGGCTGCTCCGGCCGCAACTTTGGCGTCGGTAATATTCAGCGGCGGGACGATGTCGTTCAGCGCCACTTGACGCAGCGACCCGTCCGTCTGGCGGACAACGGCCACTGCCGTCTCCCCTGCCACTGGAGTCAGGGCCGTCTTGGCATCAAACACCTTGGCCTCGATCGCGGTCAGGGAAGCCCGCACTGTCGTCCCAGCTTGGTTCAGCGGAACCTCGTTGGCCGCAGCCAAGGGCGTCGTTGCTGGGTCTAGCCCTGCGATCTTCTTATTCGCGGTGTATGGCATGGTTGCGGGGTTATTATTCGATCAAAAGAGAAAAGGTGTCGTCGATCAGTAAGGTATACTCAGTCGGAGAATCTTCAATGAGCAGTGTGAGCCCGGCGGGTAAACTGCTCCATGAATCCTGAACCGTGGTCAGTGAATCATCCAAACTGAAGAGTTCTTTGACTTCGGCCATTAGAGGGTTCCTCCGTTGACGGCTTCGGTGAGCCGATTTCCGTGCAGCATGAGCCGGCCGAGCCGGGCACGGCCCGACCAGTTGACCCGCAAGGTGAAATCATAACCCAAGTAAGCCGGAACGTCCGTGGCCAAATTCGCCGTTCTGGGAGGAGCCGGAAAGCGAACCTGGGGAGCGTAGCCCCGCTCGTAGTTGAGAAGCTGTGGCGGGTCGGGATCGTAAGAGGTGGCCGAGGTATTGGCCTCCAACTGGGCACCCCAGACGAGAACGCCGGACACCCCGTCGCCCGCATAGCTTGTCGTCGTTCCGGAAGCGACGAGACCGATCAACGTCCGGACCGTTCCAGCGCCCGTCGTCTCCGAAGTTATGGAGCAGCGATACCATCCATCGGCGAGAGGTGTAATCGTGGCAGTCGCCGTGGCGGTGACAGAGGTAATGGAGCCGCTTCCTTCCAGCAGGAAATGCGCTGTCCGAGCGGCAGAGAAAGCAGCCCCCGAGGTGGGGAATTGCAGATAGATGCGGGTGCGTCCCGACGGCTTCAAATACACGGAGAACGTGTAGCTGGTAAGCGACTGCAAAGTCGGGCTGGTCCGGTAAGTGTTGTGGACACTAGTGGATGTCGTCTCAATCAGACTGTCGGCGGTCAACGTCTGAAGCCCGAGTGGATCGAGAGCGGTGTCGGATAGTGTCGTGACGTTACTTTTGACCCACGTCGCATCGTCGATCTTCTCAGACCAAGAGAGAAGGTTCTTACTCTCCAAGAGGAACTCCGTCTTGAAGTTGCGCTCGAAACTCTGCCACGTCGTAAAGTTCGGGTAGTCGTCGGGCCGATAAGCCAGCGAGCAGTTGAACTCGTTGTCCGGCCCACCGCCGATATCATCGAACCACAAGTCACAGCGGATCAGCTTCTTTAGGCCCATGTCGTCCTTGAAGTTCATTGCCCGCGTCACGATGCCCGAGTTGATGACCCGCGGTCCTTCGATCGGCGTGTCGTATTCGTCGTCTTTCGTCACCTGCCAAAGCTCGATGCGCCGACCCGTATCATCTTCATGGAAGCACCACGCATAGCACTGCGGGTCGCCATCGAAGGTGCCTTGGATAAGTTTCACAATGCGAAGCCCCGTCCAGACACCGTCGAAGACTGCCGCGGATTTCCCGCGCCCTGCCGAGGTTGATTGGAAATCGAGCACGGCAACGCCGTTGAAAATCGTCGGGATAGGCTGTGCTGCGTAGGTGTCAGCCTCAGTCTGGTTCGCTGCCCGACGCGGAAAACGCTGCGGTAAGCAAGTCATCAAGAGCCGCCCGTCGAACTGGGCGAAGCTCACATTGTCGAGCATCCACGAAGTATCCTGTTTCAGAATGGGATCAATCTCCGCAGAGATCGGGGTCTGCCCGTAGCCCGCCGCCTCGGCGCGGGCATTGCGGTAATTGCGGATGCCGTTGCCTTCCAAGGAGCGGAAGAACAGATCGCCATTGACCGACAGGATGCTCTCGCTCGTCGTGCCGATGTTGTCGAACAGCACCCGCTGAAAGCCTTCGGTGTCTTTCCATTTCTCTCGCGGAGCGGACACCGCGAGGGTCACCGCGCCACGTTCACAGAACGCGATGAGATCCCCCTGCCCCGTAGCCGTGTCCTGCACCGGAAGGAAGGCCAAGGCTTTGACCCGACCCACCTTCCCGCTCGGGGCCAACGCTCCACCTTCGTTGAGAAAAGTGTTTTCAGTAAAACGCAAAAGATCGCTGTCTTGGCCTGCGTTGAATCTAGATGTGGACCCGCCCGTGCCTGCCGTGGAAACTGTGACAGGGATCGTGAATGTCGTCGCCGCAGTAACCGTCGCGACATAAGTCGAGTCAATGACCGAACTATTCCCAGAAATTGAAACGAGGTCTCCGTTAGACAATCCATGTGGAGTTGCCGTGGTGATTACGGAAGGATTTGCAGCCGAAGCACTGACGATTTTTGCTTCAGTCAAAGATCCACTGAAGACCAAGTCACCCGCGATAATCTCTGATCCTTCATTGACCGCAACAAAGAGCCGCCCTTGACCATAAGCCATCTGCTTGCCGATCGGCACCGCTTGGCTCCCGTAGTAGCTGGCCCGGCGGCAGACATATCCATCATAGACCCGAGGCTCATCGAACCCATTTTGGATGATGACATACTTCTCCGCTTGGACCATAAAGACGGGAAGCGTGGTATCCATTTCATCGCTCAGATTTACACGCATCACGGAACGTGCTTCGAAATCCAGCGCCAGGATCTTGCCGTCGACGACAACGATCAACTCGGTCGGGTTTCCCTCGCGGGGATCTTGGTAGATCAGCGTCCCTTGCAGGAAGGTGCCGGACTGGATGTCGTTGGCGTAGCGCGTCCGGCTGGTCGCTGAGTTGTAGAAATCCTCGCCGTAAGTCGCGTCGATGTCGCGGACGATCGCGCCTTGCGTGGTTGCCGTTCCGCTCGTCGTATTGGCGTAAGTAAAAGTCGTCGCTCCGGTTTTGGTGATCCGGTAAGTGCCATTGAACCCGGAAGGCGAGGCTCCCGAGATCGTCACCACATCGCTGTCATCGTAGCCGTGGTTCGCCGTGGTCGTGACGGTAGCGAGTGAGCCGCTGCCAGAAATTGAGGAACTTGTCCTCGGCGGTTGCGGATTGCGCCAGTAGTCGGGCGAGATCTCACGAAATCCAGGACGGGTGCGCGGGCCGTTGCCGCCACGAAACGTGACGTTCGTGGCATACCAAGCGGCTTCGCTTGGTGTCTGGGGCGGCTCCTTGGAGCCGTCCATCCCCGCAGGAAGGCCGCGGAAGCCGTCGATGAGACGCTCCGTGTCGGCGATCATGCGATTACTCCATCATTCCGGAGCGGATGGCTTCGTCGAAGCCCATCTCTTCGTCCATCTCCTCGGCCTCTTCGGCTTCGGGAGCTTCGGACGTGGTGACGGGGAGACCGTCGACAGCGACGAGTTCAAGCTCACCTTCACCGAGTTTGAGTGTGGCGAGGGCGTCGAATGTGGAGCCGACTTCCACGCCATCGGGCGGGACCATTCCTTCAGGGATTGCGAATTTCATAATGTTTATTGGTTTCTATTGGCGAGCCAGGTTTGCATCGGACCCACGGATTCTAATATAGCAGCATAAGCCGCCGCGACCTCCGGAACTTCAGCGATTGCCGCCCAAAGTTCATCAGTCGTGAAAGTCGTGTCGAATGCCGAAGGGCCGATCTCTTTGGTGCCGGCGTTATACGGCGCGAAGTGCGCTTCCATCTTCCCACTGTCCACGCCGTCGCTGGCCAGCAAGAGGCGCTTGATCCAGAGATGGGGAAACGTCTTCTCCGGTGCGGCCGGGAAGACGATGGGATTCGGCGAAGGAATGTTCATGCTAGAAATGGAGCACCTCTGGCACCCTGGGAGCCGAAGCTCCCAGAGTGATGTGAGGTGCTACCTTAGTAGCAAGCGACGAGGTCGAGAGCGCGAGCGCAGCGTTTGTGGCGAACCACAAAGCCGAGGTCAGGACGCTCCA